TCATGGCGGGAGTGCGAACTCCACTTCGACAATTTGCTAGCTGTGTTCTTGTTGATGTTGATGACACCCTCGATAGCATCTTTTCTAGTGACATGGCGATTGGCTACTATGTTGCTCAACGTGCAGGCATCGGTATCAACGCAGGCAGAATCCGTGGCATCAACGCTAAAATCAGAGACGGAGAGGTTCAACACACAGGTGTGGTCCCCTTCCTCAAAAAGTTTGAATCAACTGTCCGATGCTGCACACAAAACGGCATCAGAGGTGGGTCAGCGACTGTCCACTTTCCTATCTGGCATCAAGAAATCGAAGACATCATTGTCTTAAAGAACAACAAAGGAACGGAAGATAACCGAGTTCGTAAACTAGACTACAGTATTCAGATTAGTAAACTCTTCTATGAGAGATTCATCTCCAACGGTATCATCTCCCTCTTCAGCCCTCACGATGTGCCAGGTCTGTATGATGCTTTTGGTACTGATTCATTTGATAGTCTCTATGTGGACTATGAATCAGATAAGTCTATTCCAAGAAAAACTATCGGTGCTCAAGAACTCTTTCTCAATCTTCTGAAAGAAAGAGCAGAGACTGGTCGTCTCTATATCATGAATATCGATCACTGTAATACTCACTCGTCCTTCAAGGACAAGGTGAATATGTCTAACCTGTGTCAGGAGATCACTCTGCCTACAGATCCTATCCAGCATATTGATAAGTCTGGTGAGATTGCTTTGTGCATTCTGTCTGCTATCAACGTTGGTAAACTTACCAAGTTGGATGAACTAGATGAACTCTGTGACCTTGCTGTAAGGGGTCTGGATGCTCTCATTGACTATCAGGAGTATCCTGTTGAGGCAGCAAAGCAGAGCACGATTAATCGTCGTTCTCTGGGTGTTGGTTACATTGGTCTAGCACACTACCTTGCTAAGAATGGTGCAAACTATGACAGCACTAAGGCACACGATCTGGTACACAAACTAACTGAGCGTTTCCAATATGCTCTGTTGAATGCATCTAATCGTCTTGCAATGGAGAAAGGTCCATGCGGATACTTTGGTAAAACTAAATACGCAGATGGAATTCTTCCGATTGATACATACAAGAAGGAAGTAGATGAGATTGTACCGAATGAGCTTCAGTGTGATTGGGAATATCTTAGAGGGCGGATTCTCCAATACGGTCTCAGGAACTCAACATTGTCCGCACAGATGCCATCGGAGAGCAGTTCCGTTGTGTCTAATGCAACAAACGGTATCGAACCACCTAGAGCGTACCTGTCCATTAAGAAGTCCAAAAAAGGACCTCTTAAGCAGATTGTCCCGTCTTACACGACGCTTAAGAATGCGTACACCCTACTCTGGGACATGCACAACAACGACGGATACATCAAAGTCACCGCCGTAATTCAAAAGTTCTTTGACCAGGCAATCAGTGGCAACTGGAGTTACAATCCAGAGAACTATCCTGACAATGAAGTGCCTGTGTCTGTGATGGCGAAAGATCTTCTTACCACCTACAAGTATGGTTGGAAGACATCTTATTATCAGAATACATATGACATTAAGAAAGATGGTGATGATGAACCTGTAAAGGAAAATGTTGACGAACTTATTAACCAACTGCTAGAATCCGAGGAGGAAGACTGTGAGTCCTGCAAGATCTGAAGTAAATCGAATGACCGTATTTAACAGCAACAAAGTAGACACAAAGAAACAACCTATGTTTTTTGGTCAACCTCTGGGAGTCCAGAGGTATGACTCTTTCAAGTACCCTGTATTTGACAAACTGACCCAGCAGCAACTGGGATACTTCTGGAGACCAGAAGAGGTATCACTTCAAAAAGATCGTGCAGACTATCAAACTCTTACGGAAGAACAAAAGCACATTTTTACCAGCAATCTTAAGTACCAGATCATGCTGGATTCTGTACAAGGGAGGGGTCCTGGGATGGCTTTTATCCCTTACTGCTCACTACCTGAACTCGAATCTGCTATGACTGTATGGGAGTTTATGGAGATGATCCATAGTCGCTCCTATACATATATTATTAAGAACGTCTATTCTGATCCCAGTGAAGTATTTGACACTATCCTTGATGACGAGAATATTTTAGATAGGGCGTCTTCAGTCACACAATCATATGATGAATTTATTGAACACGCTCATCAGTATGATGGTAGCACCATGTGGGACCTGGCAAGAGAAGGTCATCAGGGTGGACAGTTTGAGCGTGTAGAGTTGAAGCGTAAACTCTATAGGGCAATTGCTAATGTTAACATCCTGGAAGGCATTCGTTTCTACGTTTCGTTTGCGTGTTCGTTTGCTTTTGGCGAGAATAAACTTATGGAGGGCTCGGCAAAGATACTCTCTCTTATTGCTAGAGATGAAAGTCAACATTTGGTTCTCACGCAGAATATCCTCAACAAATGGAGAGACGGAGACGATGCAGAAATGCAAAGAATTGCTGGAGAAGAAGAGGAATATGTAAAAGAGATGTTCCAAAACACCGTCAATGAAGAGAAGATGTGGGCAGACTATTTGTTTAAGAACGGTTCTATGATCGGTCTTAATGAACGTTTGTTACATAACTACGTTGAATGGATTGCGAACCGTAGAATGAAAGCGATTGGTATCAAACCGATCTTTGATATTCCTGCTAAGAATAACCCTCTGCCCTGGACGGAGCACTGGTTAAATAGTAAGGGACAACAAAACGCCCCTCAAGAAACGGAGATCGAATCATATGTCATCGGAGGAATCAAACAAGATGTCAAGTCAGACTCCTTCGCAGGATTTGCCCTCTGATTGGGCAGAACAAGTGTACTTAGAAGCAGCTAAAGACGGTTGGGATGACCTTTTAGATAAGGCAGACCAACTATCAAACCCTTTCGCAGAGGAACTATGGGAAATGGAAAAGAAAAAAGCACGTCAAGAACAAGAACGTAACACTAGGCACAGTGTTGATAAGGGTAGAGAGTTTATTGAATCTGGTATGACCCTTATCACAGACATTGAGTCAGACAAATACTTAAGAAAAGTAAAAAAGGTATCTGAGTGAACTACATATGTGGTCATATCATGATATAAATATAACTGTAGCATTCGCTACGAACTTTACGTTCATCTCACAATGCTCAGCATACTACTGGCATTGACCTTAGCCTCTCATGATGAGTCACCCTATGGTTGGCATATGTCCTGTGAAAGGTTTCTACAAAAACGAGTTGAAATTCATATGGACGGAAACTTAGACTTTCAGTCTAAGCGAAATCTAATAATGTATTTCAAGTCTAAAGTTGATGGTCAATGTAACACTGTGTTATCATAGTGAGACGCAAGTAAGTCGCGGAACGGAGCGTTCATCCCATGCTTGAATTATTACTTTACTCTACTATTCACTGTACTGATGCTGCTGATATGATCAGTCGTGTCCGAGCGAATGATAGTGTAAGTGAACTAATTCAAACTGAGGTAATTGAGACCTTAAAGGACGCAACACCTGAGTGTAATTGGGACGCAAACGACTGAAGGAACGGGGATTAAACCACCCTTACTTCAGGAGAAAACAAATGAACACACTTACCTTAATCAAGAAGCAGATCGAGAAGGCAGCAGCACTGCACGATGCACAGATTGCTATGACCACCTACCGTGGTGTAAAGTTTGAGTGCAAGCAGGGTCAAGAGTCTGAGACTCATGGCACCTTCTGCTATCGCGGTCAAACTTACACCAAGTGATGTCATGGAAGCATTACAAGTCACAGGGTTAATTACCCTTAGTTGTGTTGCGGCAATGTCATTACTATACGGTGAAATCTTACTTCTAACTAAGTCTTGATTTCGTAACAAAGCACCCAAACGGGTGCTTTTTTGCTATTCTAAATACTGATAACCTATACAGGAGAGTCATGAAAATCTTTCTGGACTGTTCTGACCCAGAGTTGATTGCCTCTGCTTACGAGACTGGTTTAATCGATGGAGTTACTACAAACCCCAGTCTTATGCTTAGAGCAGGCGAAGATCCGAAACATGTGATCAAGGAGATCTCTGCAATTTTTCCATGGAATGCTTCAGTTTCTGCTGAAGTTGTTGGTGATACTGCAGAAGAGATGCTTGACATGGCAGAGGACTACCTGGAAATCGGACCAAACATTACTATCAAAGTTCCATGCACAGTTGAAGGATTGAAAGCATGTAGAGAACTATCAAATGACGATGTACAAGTAAACGTAACACTAATTTTCAGCACGGCACAAGCATTACTTGCTGCGAAAGCAGGAGCAACATATGTTTCTCCTTTCGTTGGACGTGTATTTGACCAACATTGGAATGGAATTCATCTCATTGAGGAGATTGCAGATGTCTTTGCTACTCACGAACTCAAAACAGAAGTTCTTGCCGCTTCTATTAGAGAACCTATGCAAGTCACCGACGCTTTTAGAGTGGGAGCTGATATATGTACTCTACCGCTTCCCATCTTTTACAAACTCTATAAGCACATTCTTACCGACAAGGGTCTAGAACTCTTTGATCGGGATTGGAAATCTCTTCAAGATAAATTGTGAGAAATTCTATGACTAAAGAAGAAGTCGAAGTTCGGATTCTAAAGTTGAAGAATGAACTATACGATGGTTCTTGGCATGACAAGAACGGTGAATGGCATGATGGTGCCCACACAATGCTCAACAGAGTGTTGGATATTATACAAGAGTATCGTCTATGAATAGAGAGAATCTCAAAATTCTAATTAAAGACCTTGAGTTTGCAATTGCCGAACTCAAGGCAGAAGTTTACAGCGAACCTTCTTCTTACCTAGATAAAGAGAACGCGATGAAGGTTCGCATTGAAGATGATGACGGAGAAACAGACTGACTATGAAAACCCCTGGATTTTTGACGGACACCCTTTTTTATCTGAGGACATTGACGACCATTTCGGTTTTGTCTATTGCATTACAAACACACTCACTGGTAAAAGATACATCGGAAGAAAATACTTTCACCAACTACGAAAACCTAGAACTGGAGGTAGGCGAGTTAAAAGTGAGAGCGACTGGAAAAAATACTACGGAAGCTCTGCTGAACTTACTGCCGAAAGGAAGAAGATCGGGAATCTCGCCTTTAGACGAACTATATTAAGCCTACATAAATCTAAGGGACTCACAAACTTTGAAGAGACCCGACAATTATTTTTAAACAATGTACTTACGGAGGCATTTGACGATGGCACACCAGCGTTTTACAACTCAAACATTCTTGGTAGGTACATGCGAAAGGACTATTTTAAAACTGACCACACCCCTTGACCCTTGCTGATGGGTCTGTTATAATTACAAGGTAGTCAAGAGGGATTCCAATGAACGCCGAGTTCTACGAAATTGATGAAGCGCAAGACGCACTGTTCGATCTTTTCATTGATCAGTTGCATCAGTTTGCTGAGCTTGAACAGGAATCTGAAGAGACTACCGCTTGGGTCAGTAGCTCAGCGGATAGAGCAACTGCCTTCTAAGCAGTTGGTCGCAGGTTCAAATCCTGCCTGACTCGTTGCCCTTCGGGGCATTGCGGTCCATTAGAGGAAAGTATATGACTACAGCACAACGCTTCTCGTCTCATATTGAACTTCTTTATGAGGCAATTGATCGTCAGGTAGTTCTTGACACCGAGTATCCTATCATTTATAATCAAGTACTGAAACACTATGAGGAGAAAGGAGTTGACTTCTACGGTGATGTAGATGAGGATTATGATATCCTCCTTACCAAACTTGAAAATGACCTTTTTTATTATGAACCAAGTGAAAGTTCTTTTTGAACGATTCCCTTATCGGTATGTCTCTGTCGGGGTTCTCGAAAACGGGTTCCCCGATTACCGAATTCAGAAAGCAAATGAGTACACCAAGCGTTACTCAGACATGTATCTCTGTGACAATCAAATGCAAATCTTGCTTGCCATGGAAGACTTTGAATACACCAAATGGTTAGATCCAGAAGGTGTCCCCTGTTACATCCGTGATTGTGTCAAAGCATAATGCTAGAATGTTTGTTCCCAACCTTTCTCTACCAGGAAGTAGTTCCATTTGATATTGATATTCAATATCTTAAAAGTCTAGAGTATGAAAGGTATGGGTGTGGCACTGGATATACTAGTGCTAATCAAATGATCTTACTTGAAGAACCTTTTGCAGAACTAAAGAAGCAAATAGATTATCATGTAAATGCTGTTCATTATGATGTACTAAAAAGTTCTCAGGGTAGACCAGTTCACATTGCATCCTGGGTAAATTATCACACTCCTGGTGATCATGCTCCTGTACACAATCATACAAATACTTACTACAGTGGTGTTTATTATCTAAATGCTCCTACAAATGGAGGTGGAATATTTTTTCATCATCCTCAGTTGATGAGATCAAGAACACTAAAAGTAGAAGACTCTGAAAAGAACATGTGGAATAGTGACATCTATTATCATGAGTTGATAAAAAATACACTCCTGGTATTTCCTTCAAACTTGCCTCACTCTACTGAAGTAAATAAATCTAATCAAGATAGATACTCCTTAGCATTTAATTACTTCATCGAAGGACAACTTGGGCATCAGACTAGTAAAATTAATCTACGCATTATTACAGAATGAACACCTATCAAAAAGCAATCAAAGCACTAGAAGATTGTATCAAAGATGCAATGGAAAATGATCTTGATGCTGCTCTCCAGTGTGAGATCTGGCGTCACTATCAAGGTATGAAAGGAATTGAACGTCAACTTCCTAAAGAAAAAAAGTTTTCATTCAAACTAGATTCCATCGATGATGTACTGAGCAACATTGACATTCCACCTGGTCCTTATGCAGCAGATACTATCTCTCTGAGTACAGGTGGCGATGATGTGATTACTTTTGACGATTACAAAAGTCAAGAGTATCGCTTTGACTAGTCTTTGCCAATAGACTTTAAACTAGATGGTGTTTGGCTGGATGACAGTCGCTCATAACGTAGAAAGAGTTTCTCCGTTCTCTAAAATAAAAACGGAGTGGTGGAGTCAATTTTGACCCTCTTTGTTTCTTACTTTAGTAAAAGTAAGTGGTGCGGATGGAGGTAACACTCCCGCCCTGTTTCTTGCTTCAGGTCAAAGAGCAAGTGGCGTGCATGAATGACCTGATGAGGACCCATAAAGGGTCCTTTTTTATTGGATTCGAAATCTTAATATTTCAAAGTGCTTGACAATTGTAAAGAAATGATATATAATATGTAAAGTTTCGTAACAAACTAATGACCGTAACAACCAACGAACATGGTCAGAACAATATGTTCGCCCGTGAACCTCAAATGTATGTTTCTAAGACCGACGCTGAGCGTTATGGTTACGAGACGTATGCAGAACGTGCTGAGAAACTGAATGGTCGCACTGCGATGCTTGGTTTCGTAGCAGCACTTATTTCATACGCTACCACTGGTAGTATCTTTTTCTTTGGTGCCTTCGGCATCTGATCACATTTATTAGGAGAATTCAAATGACACCTGAAGCAGAAAAGTTTAACGGTTGGGCAGCGATGATCGGTATCATTGCAGCATTCGGTTCCTACGCAACTACAGGGCAATTGATCCCTGGAGTCTGGTGAACGACGTGTTAATCATTTCAGCGTCTCTCATAGGAGGGTTTATATTTGCTGCCCTATTGAGTGAGGATGTAGATGATGATGATCATTTCGATGGTGGAATGATGCAACCGTTACAAGTTCCATCTTCTAACGCCGTCTAAATACATTTTTGAGTAAAGATAAATGCCTACCGATCTCTATCAAGATATGGAAACATTAAACGCTCTTTATGAAGAGTTACTATGGGATCCTGAAAAACCTCTAGAGTTCAAAGCAGATTACGAAAACGACCGTATCATTATCACACTCAAGAAAGACTAAATAAAACTGAATATCGTCGTCGCGACAACGGGGTAACTGGCACAATCCAGTTGACACCCCGTTTTTTATGCGCTATTATAGAGAGGTTCTTCAAACGCCTATGGAAAATTTCATCAGAACTTATGAAAATGTTATCACTGATGAGGGATGCGATTATCTAATTGATTTGATCGATAGACAAGTCATTGCTGGGAATGCAGTTGATAGAATTCGTGCAGGTTGGCTTGATGACAAACAACTTACAATTGATGCATATTATCCAACTTTAGCAAAAGAAATTAACGAAGATCTAATCAATAATGCTTTTCGGCATTACTGCACAGACTTCCCATGGTTATCTTCAAGAGGTAGTTGGTTATCAGGTGCATTGCTTTTACAGAAAACATGTCCCACTAAAGGATTTCATCACTGGCACTGTGAGAATTCTAGTTGGCATGATGCTGCTCGGTGGGTTGCCTGGATGGTTTATCTCAATGATGTTGAAGAAGGGGGAGAGACTGAATTTTTATATCAAAGTCTTAGAATTAAACCAAAGAAAGGAATGGCAGTTATTTGGCCAGGAACATATACACATCTTCATAGGGGAAACCCACCTTTGAAGGGTGATAAGTACATTTTGACTGGTTGGTTTACACTAACCAATGGCATGAACACTTTTGTAATGAATGTAGATCAATGATTTTAGAAACACTTCTGGCACTTACACCAATGGATTATGATCATCTTGCACGAGCAGTGCAGGTGGAAGCAGCACCAAACACTCTGGATGAGCAGTGTGTTGCAGTTTCTATTCTGAACCGAGTACGCTCTCCTCTGTACCCTAATACTGTTGCAGATGTGGTATACTCTCCTGGTCAGTATGAAGGTTTTCTTTACAGGAGACCTGCTGCTAAATCTGAGGTGATCGCTCGTCTAAAGGATAATGCTAAGATGCAGATTGCATACAGTATTATTAAAGACAGGACTGACTTCAAAGGACAGTCTCAACTCCCCTATCGAGTTGTTTCTGAAGATCCCATGTGCTCTGGAAATGGAAACTTCTTCCACTATCACTGGCAATCTTGAGTACAAATACTCTAATTTTAGGGTTGACGGAAAACCGACCCTCTGTTATACTAAATAGGTAAACAAATGTAACGAAGGTCATGCTTTCGTGACAGAACACCCCGCAAACCAAGACCTCTAGGGTGTATAAACTACGTCTTTCATACCTCGTCTTAGGGTGACGAGGAATAGTAACTCCACCATTTCCCTGATGGTCTTACTTTTTGTTTAATACAATGACAACTCTTTCAAGGCAACAAACCTCTTCGTGGGAATCTTTCTGCGAGTGGGTAACTTCAACTAACAACCGTCTGTATGTCGGTTGGTTCGGCGTCCTGATGATCCCTACGCTGCTTGCAGCAACCATCTGTTTCATCGTCGCTTTCGTCGCTGCTCCTCCTGTGGACATCGACGGCATCCGTGAACCTGTAGCTGGTTCCCTGATGTATGGCAACAACATCATCTCTGGTGCAGTTGTCCCTTCTTCTAACGCAATTGGTCTTCACTTCTATCCCATCTGGGAAGCAGCATCTCTTGACGAGTGGCTGTACAACGGTGGTCCTTTCCAACTGGTAGTCTTCCACTTCCTGATCGGCATCTATGCCTATATGGGTCGTGAGTGGGAACTCTCTTACCGCCTGGGTATGCGTCCCTGGATCTGCGTAGCATATTCTGCTCCAGTCGCTGCAGCATCTGCTGTATTCCTCGTTTATCCTTTCGGTCAAGGTAGTTTCTCCGATGCTATGCCTCTTGGTATCTCTGGTACTTTTAACTATATG